TAAAGTTTTTTGGTGAATCTTGTTAGATACTTTTTGGATTTTAGTTCCTAAAGTTTGGAACCACTGTCCTTGAGTATTGTAGAAATCTGAAGTTGCAGAGTTAGACCATGCACCGTTAACATATACTTTGTTGTTTTCAGCAGACCACTTCTCAGTTGTACGAGCACCTAAGATAAGCATGTCAAGGATCTCAAGATCAATCTCCATAGAGATATACTCACTCAATAATGAAGTTAACTCAGCCTCAGCGTCAATGCTGTGGTATGCGTTAAGATCTTGAGCGAATTCTGGAGTCCATTGTGCTTTTAACTTACGAGTCTTAGCAACGATAGCCTCTGAAGCAAGTTGTACGTCGATTTCTGGGATAGAAATTGAGCTATCAACAGCAGCTGTAGAATCAGCTTCGAAATCACCTCTTGTGTTGTCAGTTGGCTGTTTGTGGTAAATTACACTACCTACGTTGATATCACCTGCTACTACGTCATTGTCAGTATTTTTAACTACGAAAGATACGCTGTTTCCAGATACAGTAGTTAATTCTGGGTTAGTAGTAACGTCAGTTGAACCAGATAAGATACGGAATGCTCTTACACCTTCTAGGTCAGCATTGTATCCGTCAAAGTCTACAGTATAGACGTTATAGTCAGATGGATTTAATCCGTCTTGGAATCCGATAGATGCTGAAGTTGCAGCAGCATATACACCGTTATCTGTAGCTAAGTTTAAAGACTGAGAGTTGATAGTATATCCGAACTGACCAGCGCCATAAAGACCGCCAGCAGCGTCAACATCTACTCCAATTTTAGAGCTAGCTTCAGTTACGTTACCATAAAGGTTGTCTCCTGATCCACGACCGTTTCTATCAGATCCATATTTGAAATCTAGATAGAATACTAGTCCTGAAGGTAGGTTCATTGGTTGTACAGATACGAAATCTTGAGCAACGATTGAAGAGAATACTTTACGTACTAACGGTAAAGCAACTCCAGCCCACTGCTCACCAGCACCAGCTGTGAAGCCTGTACTAGTTCCAGAAGCACCTGTGTTGTTTGCTTCAGCTACGATTTGTTTAGCTTGGTTTTCTAAGATGATAGCCATGTTGTTTGAAACACGCTCATCTGCGATACCTTCTAACAAACCAGAAGCTTTCCACTTGTCTGCTAATTTAGCAGCGTCAGCTTGCATACTCTTATATGAGTTTGAGCTTTCAAGTAATTGATTTACTTCCATGATTGAAATTTAATTTTAAAATTTTATTTAATAATTCCAGCTAATTTTTGCATTCTTCTTACAGTATCAGTAACTTCATTAATTACTTCTGGTTTAGAAGCTGTAGTTCCTGTAGCTTTAGAAGCCATGCCTTTAACTTTTGATTCTGAAACGTTTCCTGTTTTAGTAGTAACTACATTATCAGAAACAGTTTCAAATACTAATTTTACTTCTTTTACAGTTTCAGCTTTATCAAAAGCAGCAATAACGTTCACTTTTTGTGACTCGCTAAGGTTATTAGCTTTGAAAATTTTGTTAACGTATAAAAGTTTTGAATTTAGAAGATTAACTTCTTGAAGGTCTAGTCTTAGGCTTTCGATAGTTTCTAATGCCTCGTCTAGATCTTCTTTGATAGTTCTGTTGATGTTTTTCTCTGCATTTTCTGGTTTAGAGTCTACTTCATTTTGAGTAGGTCCTTCTGTTACCTCTTCTACAGTTTCTTCAACTTCTTCTTTTTCTTTACCTTCTTCTACTTCATTTTCAGAAATAGAATCAAGTTCACGAATAAGTTCATCTAAGTCGATTTCTTCTTCGCCTTCTGCATCAGCAGCATCAATTGCAGGCTCTTCAATATCAGCTTCGTCTCCCATTCCTTCGATGTCACCAGCATCCATATCGTCAGCAGGAGCGTCTCCGCCTACCTCTTGAGCAATAATGTCTCTGATCATATCTTTGAATTGGTCAACTGATAATTTGCTAATATCTTCATCACCGTCAATCTCTTCTTCTTCTGCAGGCTCCTCGATTTCAGCTTCTGCTTCGTCATCTGATTCTTCAGACTCATCCTCAGCTTCTTCTTCATCCTCAGCTTCTGCTACTGGTTCTACTTCCATAAGCTCTTCCTCGATTGCTTCGTCTTTTTTGTCTTCGTAGTTTCCTTCTTCAATCTCTTCTTCTACAGATTCGTTTACTACTTCTTCTTCTTGAGAATCTTCCATCTCTTGAAGTTTAGCAGCTAACATATCTTTAAGATGAGGTGTTAAAGTCTCTTCTAAAGCTTCTTTAGCGTTAGCAATAGCGGCTTCTCTTACGGATTTAGCCTCAGCAATAGCTTGCTTAAGTAAATCTTTGTTTGCCATTTAAATAAAAATTGTGTGGTTCGTACGATTATTTAGAATCGTAATGTGAAGTTAATTTTTTTTTCGATACAG